AATCGAAATGAAAACTCCGCAAGGCAGACAGCAGCCGTCTCAAAAGCTATGGCAGCAAGCCGTCGAGGAGTTCAATTACAAGTACATCATCTGCCGCTCATTCGAGCAATTCATGGAGGAGATAAAGGCTTATTTCGGTTGATTTGACCCTAAAATATATTTTTTTGACTAAATCCGTGCTTAATAAGCGCGGATTTTATTATCTTTGCGCTCATATTCCCCATATTATCACAATCCTACAATGGAAAATGAACTAATCAAATCAAATCCGCAGCTCTCGCAGTTTCAGGTAATAGGCACAGACCTACTTGAAGTGAACGAGGGACAGCTTGACGGACTGCCCGCCAATCCGCGAGATATTCACAAGCAGAAATACGAGCTTTTGAAGCAAAGTATCGTGGAACACCCCGAATATCTCAAATACAATATGCTCAAAGTTTTCCCGCTGCCCGATTCTGACAAGTATATCGTAATCGGCGGGAATATGCGTTTTCGGGCGATGTGTGAGCTTGGGTTCAAAGCTGTTCCTTGTGCAATCATCGACCCGAATACCGACATCGAATCCCTCAAATCGTATGTCATTCTCGATAATGCCTCATTCGGTAAATGGGAATGGTCGATGCTTGCTAACGAATGGGAGGAAGCACAGCTCACCTCGTGGGGTCTCGACCTCCCGACAATGGCAAGCGAGATAAATCCCGACGATTTCTTCAATGCGATAGAGAACGAGAAAGAAAAAGAGAAAGGCGAAAAAATCACGGTCTCTCTTCCTGACGAACTTTCGGACGCAAAAGATGAAATCAAGTCTATTATCGAATCGGCTCTTGCCGACTACTCGGGAGTGAAAATCAAGTAATGAGAATCCACTTGGCAGGGAATGACGGCTACCACCGCGACCCGCTGTTTCTGATACAAGTTCTGTTGCATGAAAATTCATTTAGCAGGTCATTACTCGAACAATCTCCTCATGGAAGTTGGGGGGGTATATAGTTGATAGACTTATGAAAATCTGTCTCGTAAACATTTCTCTCACTTCGGGGGGGGGGTAATTTGGGACTGTCTTAAATCAATCTCAGACGGAGCACTACCCCGCGAAATCAACAAAGAAGCAATGAATATATATCTCGCAGGCGGAATCTCTGGAAACCTCCGCGAATTTTGGCAACGAGTTATGAAAATCTATTGGGCGTCTCCAAAATCGAGAGCCGAAGTAGTAGAAGCTATGAAAGTCTATATCGCTGGCGACAATAACAAAAAGAAGATTCTCCGTGAAACTCTATACGGAGATGATTTCTTTGTCAAGGAGGGAGCGCAAGCCCTCTCTCACATCAACGTACTGGAGAGTTATTACTACCTACGCAAAAACGAGGAGTTTATGACTCTCGTGCATCATTTCGGCTCATTTCTCCTTGATAGCGGCGCTTTCACATTCATGTCGGGGAGCCACAAAGGAGAAATTGATTGGGATAAGTATGTCGAGGACTACGCCGCTTTCATCAACCGCCACGATGTAAAACTCTTCTTCGAGCTTGATATTGATTCAGTAGTCGGTCTTGCCGAGGTTGAGAGACTTCGGGCAAAGCTCGAAATGCTCACAGGCAAAAAGCCGATTCCTGTATGGCACAAAAATCGCGGCAAAGAATATTTCATCAAAATGTGCAGGGAATATCCCTATGTCGCAGTCGGCGGCATCGTCACCAAAGAGATTCCCCGAACATTCTACGAGAAAGCCTTTCCGTGGTTCATTCAGACAGCTCACCAGAACGGAGCCAAGATTCACGGCCTCGGCTATACCACCGTCGCCAATCTTCACAAATATCATTTCGATTCAGTCGATAGTACGGCATGGCTCTACGGCAACCGTGGCGGCTATCTCTACCACTTCAATCCCGAAAACGGACTTATGGAGCAGATTGAATCTCCCGCCAACTCTCGCCTCAAATCAAGAGAGGGCGCGGTGCATAACTTCAACGAGTGGGTCAAATTCGGCGAGTATGCAGAAAAATTCCTATAAGTCCGAGTGCTAATTAAAAAAGCCAAACCTCATGGAAAAGAAATCACTCATCATTCTGTCGGGAGGCATGGATTCCGTTACCCTCCTCCACGACCGCAGAGAAGAAATCGCTCTCGCCGTCACATTCGACTACGGAAGCAATCACAATGCCCGCGAAATCCTCTGCGCTATCAAGAACTGCGAGAAGCTGGGAATCGAGCATATCATCATTCCTCTCTCGTTCATTCACGACCACTTCAAATCTTCCCTACTGGAGGGAGCTTCCGCGATTCCCGAAGGGCATTATGCGTCGGAGAATATGAAATCGACGGTCGTGCCTTTCCGCAACGGCATCATGCTTGCAATCGCCTGTGGCCTCGCCGAGAGCCGAGGCTTAAACCGCGTTCTCATCGCGAATCACTACGGCGACCATGCAATCTATCCCGATTGTCGGGAAAGCTTTGTAGAAGCAATGGGAGAGGCTATGAAGCGCGGCACCTATGCAGGCGTTGAAATTGTCGCTCCCTACACCTCAATCACCAAATCAGACATCGCCCGAATCGGCTCTGAAAAAGGCGTAGATTTCGCTCTGACCTACTCTTGCTATAAGGGTGGAGCAAAACATTGCGGCAAGTGCGGAACTTGCGTAGAGCGCAAGGAAGCTATGCGAGACGCGGGCATAACAGACCTTACCGACTATGAAGAAGAATAACTCAAACCTCATATCGCTCAACGCCGTTTTCATCGTCTGCCTCATCATTGCGAATGTGGTAACGGCAAAGGTCATCGACACTGGGCTATTCATCGGCTCTACGCCGATACTCATTCCTGGTGCCGCTCTGACCTATGCGCTGACTTTTCTCTGCACTGATGTCATCGGCGAGATATGGGGCAAGAAAGAGGCGAATAAAGCCGTTTGGAGAGGGTTTGCAGCACAGTTCCTCGCGTTGTTCCTCATCTGTCTTACCTCAATGCTTCCCGCGCATGACGAGGCTATGCAGACGGCGTATGAACGGCTACTGGGGCAGACCCCGATATTTGTCATCGGCTCTCTCGTCGCTTATCTATGCTCTCAAAAATGGGATGTGTGGATATTTCATAAAATCCGAAATCGATTCTTCGCAGACCCGCGCCGTCGCTGGATATGGAATAACGCTTCGACCCTCACCTCCCAAATCATCGATACGGCGATTTACATTACAATCGCTTTCGGCATCGGTCTGGGCTGGCTATGGCAAGAGGGCGGCGTGGCTCTGACACTCGGAATGATTGCAGGGCAGTATCTTCTCAAAGCAGCCCTCGCTCTTCTCGATACCCCGATATTCTATTTACTCACCAATAAAACGAAACGCGAATGTATTACGTCTCAAAACGGATAGAGGTCGCGGGGTCTCATCGCCTCAACCTCTCATACGAAAGCAAGTGCGCCAATACGCACGGTCATAACTGGATAATCACCGTCTTTTGCAAGGCTCGCAAGCTCAATGCCGACGGTATGGTCTGCGATTTCAAGCATATCAAAGAGAAAATCCACTCGGTTCTCGACCACAAGCATCTGAACGATGTGCTGCCGTTCAATCCCACCGCCGAGAATATCGCCAAGTGGATTACCGAGCAGATTCCCGAGTGCTACAAAGCAAAGGTTCAGGAATCAGAGGGCAATATCGCCGTATATGTCGAAGATAAAGACGAGGAGGGCGAGCTATGAGGGTAAATGAAATCTTCTATTCCCTGCAAGGAGAGGGGCGATTCACAGGCACTCCCGCCGTGTTTCTGCGCCTCTCTGGGTGCAATCTCAAATGCTCATTCTGCGACACCAAGCATGAGGAAGCAGTCGAGATGCACCCCACGGAGATAATCGAGGAGATTCAGAAATATCCCTCGAAACATATCGTCATCACAGGCGGCGAGCCGTCTCTTCAAATCGACTGGGATTTCGTGAACTACTTGCAGCAGTACGGCTATTTCGTGCAGGTGGAGACCAACGGCGTGAAGATGCTTCCGACGAATGTAGATTGGATTACTTGCTCTCCGAAGTATAAGCCGATATGCTACGGCGAGGTGGACGAGATTAAATGCGTCTATGAGGGCAAGGAATCAGAGGAGAAGATTCACAAGCTCTATCGTTCAGTCCGAGCCGAGAGTTTCTATCTCCAGCCCTGCGATGTGAAGAATCCCAAGCGCAATGCTGAAATCCTCGCCGAGTGTATCAATTTCATCAAAGAGAATCCCGAATGGAAACTATCACTCCAAACACAGAAAATTCTCGAAGTGAGATAATCACCGAGAATCAGGCACAGGAAGCTCTGCGGCTCTTGCTTCGCTATATCGGCGAAGACCCCGACCGTGAGGGCCTGAAAGGAACGCCCGACCGCATCATCCGAATGTGGCGAGAGATATTCCGTGGCTACAATCCCGCCGAGAAGCCGAAGATTACCACTTTCGAGAATGAGGATAAGCTTACCGACCTCGTTTTTGATTGTGGCGATTTCTATTCTATGTGCGAGCATCATGTTCTGCCTTTCTTCGGGAGATACTACTTCGCTTACATTCCCTCTCCTGAGGGTCGAATCCTCGGCATCTCGAAAGTCGCCCGCGTCGTTGGCTACTGCGCCGCAAGGCTGCAATTACAGGAACGGCTCGCCCGCGATATTGTGAAGATGCTCTCTGACGCGCTCGAAAACCGCGCTCTCGGCTTCGCTATCGCAATGCAAGGCTCTCACCTATGCAAGTCTATGCGAGGCGTGAGAAACGCAGGGAGAATGAGCGTATCGCATTTTACTGGCGTGTTCAATCACAACCCCGAACTTCGCAAGGAGTTCTACAAACTTATCGACCTCAATAAGAATGGCTAAATTCAATCAGCAGCTCGTCGAGGAGTGCGAGAAATGGGTTGCAGAAAAAGGTCTTATGGACTATGGCGGCGCGTTGCTCAAAGACTTCTTGACGCACTTTCATATCGACTACAAGACCTACAAGCTGTGGCTCAAAAATAAGCCCTCTTTTGCCGATGCTATCAGCAGAGCCAAAGAGACTTTCAAGAAGAAGCTCTCTCGTGACCTCGCCACGACCCTTGCTGATGCTGCACGAGGAGGATTCAGAGAGGAAGAGGACGAGACTACCGAGTATCGCCCGAATCCGCAGAATCCGAATCAACCTATCATCGGGAAAATGACCCGCTCCAAGAGGAAGCGGTTCATTAAGCCCGATGTCGGAGCGGCTATTTTCCTCCTTACCAATCTCGACCCCGACCACTATCAGAATCGCCAACGTAGCGATATAAGTGTGAAGAAAGAAGATGATGAGAAGCCGATGACGATTGAGGAAATCAACGCTGAAATTGCGAGACTTGAAAAGTTAGACGATAGCGGGAAATGAAATGCGATACAATCGAGCTACGACAAAAGATAATGAGGTTGAAGCAAGAGAAACTCAAACTCGAAGCTCCGACCTCCTTTTCGCGTTTTCTCGGTTATATCAACCCCAAATATCAGTGCGAGTGGTTTCACCGTCTCATCGCAGAGCATTGTCAGATGCTACTGGAGGGCAAAATTAAAAATCTCATGGTGTTCATGCCTCCTCAGCACGGCAAGTCCGAAATTATAAGCCGAAACTTCCCCGCGTGGGCGTTAGGCCGCGACCCCGATTTGAAGATTGCGGGTTGCTCCTATTCTTCTGACCTCGCAGAGCAGTTTTCCCGAAGCATACAGCGAACTATCGACGATAAGAACTACTCTGCAATCTTCCCCGATACCTACCTCAACGGCTCGAATGTGAGAACCGATTCGAGAGGTTATCTTCGCAATGTAGATTTATTCGAGACCGTCGGACACCGAGGCTTCTATAAAGCCGTCGGAGTTGGCGGCTCTCTGACTGGTACGCCTGTCGATATTGCGATAATAGATGACCCTGTCAAAGATGCGAATGAGGCAAATTCTACGACCTACAGGCAGAGAGTTTGGGACTGGTATAATACCGTTCTCTCGACGCGACTTCATAACGAGAGCCGACAACTCTTCATTATGACGCGCTGGCATGAAGATGACCTCGCGGGGCGCATATTGAGGGCAGAACCGCAAGAGTGGACTGTTCTCTCTATCCCTGCAATCTGTGAGGTTGAGCATGACGGAGGATTGAGTGAGAGGCATATCGGAGACGCATTGTGGCCGCAACGCCACTCACTCGCAAAGTTGATGAAGCAGAAAGCTCGCGCCCCTCGTGATTTCTCGGCTCTGTATCAGCAGCATCCCGTAATCGAGGGCGGTAACATCGTGAAACGAGACTGGTTTCAGACTATCTCTCTCGCCGATTTCAAAGCTCTGCGATTCCGTGAGCCGATGCACTTCTATCTCGATACCGCATATACCAAGAAGAAGAGTGATGACCCCTCTGGCATCATTGCGGCGTGCAGAATCGGGAATTATATCTATATCTACCACTCTATGCAGGTATGGAAAGAAATGCCCGACCTCCTGAGATTTCTTCCTGAATACATTTCCGCGCATGAGGGTAACGAAGAGAGTAAACTGAATATCGAGCCGAAAGCAAACGGTCTTTCGGTGGTGCAGATGTTGAGAGAAATTTCGACCCTCAATGTGAAAGAGACCCCGACCCCGACCGACGATAAGGAATGTCGATTGCGAGTTGTCTCACCTCGCGTGGAATGTGGCCGCGTGTTCCTCGTCGAGGGTGCATGGAATGAGGAATTTCTGAACGAGGTCTGCGGCTTCCCCTCGATGCCGCATGATGAGATGGTCGATATTCTCGGCTATGCTATAAATGACCTCTACGAAGAAGATGATGATATTGACTACGACAATTTGGATAAAGCCTCTTTGGGCTTGTAACCTATAACCCCCTCATAAAAGAATGATTATCGTTGATTTTTTCCGAAACTATCTCAACGCTCTTGTAGGTAGAAATCAAGAGTTCGAGCAGCTCCTTGCAGCCAAAGACATCTCGGCTGTGAGAGAGAAAATGATTGAGCGGACGCAGCAGATAACCGATGCTCTCAAAGAGTATGAAGTCGCGCATCACCGCGTCATGCACCGTGAAGATAAAATCGTCACGGATAAGAAAGGCAAGATTCTGCGCCGTGAACCTGTATGGAAGCTGCCGATTCCATACCCTGTGTATATCAACGAGATTGCGTTGGTATTCCTCTACGGTCAGCCTGTGAAGTGGCTGCAACAGTCAGACGGCACCGACAGAGCGTTTGATAAGTACCAGGAAGTTATCAAACGCACCCGCTTCGATTCCAAAATCCGTCAGTGCAAACGCCTCGCGGGAGCCGAGACGGAGAGTGCAATGCTCTTCCGCGTCTTCAAAGATGAAGAGGGCAATCCCGATGTGCAGATTCGTGTTCTCGCCCGAAGTAAGGGAGATACGATATACACTCGATTCGACCAGTTCGAGAATCTTCTATCCGTCGGCTGGGGCTACTATGTGAAAGAAGAGAAAGAGCAGGCCGTTGAGCATTTCGACATCTTCACTCCGACCATGATTTACCACTGCGCCAAACGCGCCCTCGGCTGGGAAGTCATCGAAGAGGTGAACTTCATCGGCAAAATCCCGATTATCTACTTCCGTCAGGAAAAGGAATGGAAAGGCGTTGAGCCTCTTATCGAGCGAGAGGAGTTCATCGCGTCCAGAACCGCCGATACCAACGACTATTTCGCCGACCCTATCGCTATCATGGCGGCAGAACTTATCAAGAATATGCCTGAAAAGAAAGAGGCGGCGAAGCTCCTAATCACCAACGACAAGGAGGGTGTCGATAAAGCGGCGAGGTATCTCACATGGGATAGTGCCCCGCAATCGAAGAAAGATGAATTGGAGTGGTTGCAGACCCAAATCCTACGCAATACATTCACTCCGAACATCACTCTCGATACCCTGAAATCAATCTCTCAACTCTCTGCGAAAGCTCTGCGCACGGTGATGATGCTCGCCGACATCAAGGCTTCAAAGCACAAAGAGGTGCATGATGAATTGCTCGACCGCACCGCCTCTCTCATTACGGCTATCATCGGCAATGTTCTCGATGTATCTCTCCATGATGAGTGTGAGAAGCTTGTGATTGCTCACGAGTTCACAGAGCCTTTCGGAGAAGATGTGAAAGAGGACATCGACAATATTCTGCGTTGTGTGGACGGCGAAATTCTCTCTTCGGAATCAGCCGTCGAGATGAACCCGCTCGTGCGTGATATAACAATCGAGAAGCAGAGGCTCGCCGCCGAAAAGGAGGAGCGTATGCAGACCCAACAGAATATCTTCGGCGATGTAGAGGGCGCAGGTCCTCAATCGGCAACCGACGGCGACGATGAAGAAGCCGAGGAAGAGGAGACCGAGACCGAAGAGACCGACCCCAAGCAGAAGAAAGCAGGGAAAAACAAAGATAAGTAAGAGACATGATGAAATCCTTAATCTTCAAAAAGACCTCAATCGTAGGCGATACCGAGCGTATTTCTCTCTACATTCTCGGAATAAGAATCTATGTAGTTGAGAGACCTTTCGAGATAGAGAAGAAGAGCCGTCCTGTGGGATTCGTGCAATTCTATTCCGATGCACCTATCGAGGTCGAAGATGAGGATTATTTCCCCGAAGAATGATGAGCTATGGCCCAAAAGAAGCAACCCGACCCTAAAGCATCGACCCTCGCCCGAATCAAGCGCACGGAGTCTTATGCCGAGAAGATAAGGAAGATGTTTGCCGAAACGGTGAACGAAATCCTCGCTCTCAATAAGACTATCCCGACGCTTGATACAGGCGTTATGTTCTCTTTCGATGACCAGAACCGAAAAGTCAGGCAGAAGGTAGAAGTCCTTTTACGGCGGCTTCATTCCGTTGCGACACTGGCGATTCAGAAAGGTGTAACTCTCGAATGGGAGCAGGCGAATGAGGAGTGCGATAAACTGGTATCATCATGCTTTGGGAAGAGCCTTCTATCAACCCCGCAGATGAAAGCGTGGGCGGCGCGTAATAACGCGGCAAAAAGGGCTTTTCTCGGTCGTTCAGAGAAAGGTCTGAATCTCTCTCAACGTGTATGGAAGACGGTACAGCAGCTCCGTGATGAAATGGAGGTCGCTATTACTGTAGCTATCGGAGACGGAACTTCGGCAGCGTCGATGTCTCGAAGCGTCAGGCAGTATCTCAACGACCCCGACCTCATGTTTCGCCGATTCAGATACAAAGACCCTGAGACTGGCGAGTGGAGACGTAAATGGAAGAAGAGAATCATCGACCCCGAGACTGGGAAGTATAAGTGGATTGATTACGACCGTGATTCTTACAGAACAGGAGCGGGCGTTTATAAATCATCTGCAAAGAACGCTATGCGCGTTACCAGAACCGAGACGAATATTGCCTATCGACGCGCCGACCATGAGCGGTGGCAAGATATGGATTTCGTTCTCGGTCAAAGAGTGCAGCTATCAGGAGACCACCCGAAAAAGGATATTTGCGATAAGCTCGCGGGAGACTACCCGAAAGATTTTGTTTTCGATGGTTGGCACCCGCAGTGCTTTTGCATCGTTACGCCGATTACCTTGCCTCCCGAAGAGACCGCCGACCTCACGAAAATCATGTTGGAAGGCGGCGACTGGCGCAAGGCTCTTCGAGATAAGGTCAGAGGTCGAGAGATAACGACCTATCCCGAAAATTTCAGGAGCTGGGTTCAGGATAATGCCGAGAATATCGCAGCAGCCCGCGATAGAGGCACAGAACCGTATTTTATTCGCAATAACGCACAGGCGATTGATAAAATCCTCGACCCCGATAAATTCGCGCAGGAGACGCGAAAGAAAACGCCACAGGAGATTGCTGCCGAGCGTCATGCTGCCCGCACTCCCGATGAGATTGCCGACATCAAGGCTCGTGCCGCAGCGAGACAGGAACGCCTTGCTGCCGAGAAGAAGCGGGAATCTCAAATCTCTACCACCGCCAACAATGTACTGGCTGTGGCAGACCGTCGTGGCTTTACCTCTCTGGGTATCTCGATTGAGGGTCTGACAGAAGCCGTGAAGAAAGGCAACTCGGCTGAAATCAGAGAGCAGACGCGCCTCCTCGCTCTCGCTATGTCTGCCAAGCAGAAAGTCCTGAAAGCGACGGCTCAAAATGTCTCAAAGGTCGCCGCCGATTATGGCGAGGTAGATACCGATGAGTTAAAGGCGGCTCTCGCATCAGGGAACGCGGCTAAAATCAACGAAGCTACGAGAGCATTAGGAAAGTCTATCCTCGAAATGAAACGCAGAGAGAGCGCAATTTCCGATATTATTCCCGATGCGCATCAGTGGCACCAGTCATTCACTATGGCAGAGCTTGAATCATGCCACGGTGCTGTTGAATCGACCCTCGCCCGAATATCATCTCTCCCGCTCAAAGACCAGGAAGCAGCCCTCAATAAGGAAATCAAGTATGTTGCCGATTCTACTTTCCTGAAACCTCACAAGATTTATCCCACATGGAAAGTCGCGCAAGCGGCATATATGAGAAAGCTCGAAGAGGTCAGATACGAGATTGCGGTTCAAAAAATCAAGGCAGACCTCGGCATCATCGAAACGTGGTCGGCAGCTCATCCGAAATCTCTCAATGTCGCTACCCTCCTCGCGTCTGTCAAATCTGCAATATCAGCAAAGGAAAGCATCGCATCCATTTCGGGCAAATATACCCTCGTATTCAATGAGTATCAGAAGAGGCTCAAAGAACAGGCGCGTCGAGATAAGAAGAAAGCCGAAAAGAAAGGAACTACTACCCTTGATAATTCGGCTGACGCTTATTCCAAGAAGCGAAAAGATGCGGCTCTCTGGGCGCAAGACCCTGACGATGGCGATGACTATTTCAGACCATTTGCGGAAGCCGACTGGGCGCGGTGGTCTAAAAATGAGAAAGAGGTTGCCTATAACTATACGAGCGGTTCATCGTATATCAATGAGCCGTGCTACACAACATATTACTCAACGAAACACGGCATACATGGAGAGGTGAGAGATAGTAAAGCAGATATAAATACGCTGACTGATATGATTGAGGGGTCAACGCCGTTCACTCGTGACCTATGGTTGAATCGTGGAGCTTCGGCTGGAGAGTTCAAAGGTCAGTTCGGAATTAGTCTTGATTCATGTATCGACTCAACATATCGAAGTCAATGTGAGGACTTGAATATTGAAATCAGAGACCTCAAAAACTGGCTTTCTTATCACTCATCTACCAAGCCGAAAGGATATGCACAGAAGAAAAAGAGATTAACAGAAGCAGAGAAAGAGCTGAAAGAAGCGGAAGCTAAATTATATGATGCCTCAAAGTTAATTGGCATTACTGGTATTCAGAAGCCGTTCATGTCAACCGCTCATGGTAAAGGATATGGCTTTGTCGGTGATGGACCAAATGATGTAACTACCTCTGTATGCTATAATATCTACTGCCCTCGCGGAACGAAAGGTATATATACAGAGCCGTATTCAGCTTTCGGAAGGAATGATTATGACTGGGACGGCAGCAGCGGTCGGCATAAATATGGAAGCGCAATGGAACTCGAAGTAATACTCCAGAGAGGAACAAAACTTCGAGTTACAAAAGCCTATTATGAGTATAATAACGGTCGCTATCGCTGGTTCATCGATATGGAAGTTATTGAGCAGCCAACGCCTACGCCGTTCTAACTTTCTTTATAATACTCATGCTTATACCAATCTTTGAACGCATCGGCATCGCCTCCAAAATGCTTGAAACGACTATATAAGAGAGCTTTCAGGAAAACAGGCGTATCATCTTGCTCTCTGAATCTCCCAAGTCCGTCTCGGAGATAATCGTCGAGGTATTCATCTAACATCGAGTTAGCATTTCGTCCTTGCTGATTATCTTTCGAGGCAAGCTTTGTCAGTTCGACCCACTTTTGCTCATATCCCCAAAAGGATTTATCTTTCGTAGGTGGTATGTTTTCGCCATGGTAATAACGGCAGAATTGGAGAATACTTTGGTCTTTCATCTGATATATGTATCGTAAAAGTTGAAGATTACAGGCTTCATCTCTTCGGGAAGATATTCGAGAGCTTTGACTTGCATACTCTCAGGAATACCCCAACGAGCTTCGGCAAGTGAGCCGACTATTGCAGCAAGGGTATCAGAATCTCCTCCGTGCCATACCGCATTACGGATTGCATCTTCAAAAGAGTTAGACTGATGACAAATGAAGAAAGCGAGAGGAACGCATCCCCGACAGGTCTCATCGAAAACCCCACGAGCAGGCACATCCTTAGACCAGTTCTCTCCATAAGTCGATTCAACAAAATCGTATATTTCTCCGTCGCAGAATGAGGGATACGACATTGTGCGTAATTTGAAGATAGCTCGCGCCACGGTAGAGGCTCCGATAAGGCCCTCAATATGATTGTGAGTAGGAGCTGCCGATGCGAGAGCAGCGCGGAGGGTTTGGGCTTCATCTTTAAACGCCCACCCACAAGGAGAGACGCGCATTGCAGCTCCGTTGCCCCACGAATTATAAGGTTGTGGATTCGAGGAATGAAGCCACGCATTAAATGAGCCTCCGTAAGCACCCATAGGGTTTGGGTAGCGCAGACACCATTCTCTGATTGTCTCTCCAAAATCAGAACCTCGTAGAATCGCATCGGCTACGGCCACCGTGCAGATTGTATCATCTGTAAAGCTGCAATCCTTGTGAAAGAGCTGAAATTTACGGTTTTGGGTATTATTAAACTCAAATCGAGAGCCTACAATATCCCCAATTATGGCACCTAACATGGTTTATCTTTTGCTTTGGTTTTAGGTTTCCGAATATATTCAGAAACGCGAATTTTCACTTTCTTATTCTCATAACAATCTCGACCATGAATAGCGTTCACGAGAGCTTTATATGTTATCCCGATTGTCTCGCTCGGATAGAGGTCGTAGATTGCTTTGAAAGAGCCGAAATATAGGTCAGCCGACCCCTCCACAGGCTCTTTGAAATGGAGATGAACTACTTTCTCTTTCATACGGCAAAATTACGAATTTTCGAGCGATTTCCCGCGATATTCTCGCAGAAATATGGATTATACTCATTATGCGAAACAACGCAGGGAAATCGCCGTATCTGAATCTATACCGTAGGCTCTGATTGAGGACGAAAGATATAGGGGTGGTCTCTCTCGATAAGTTTATTGAGGTCGCAGGCATCGATACGGGTAATCGACATTGCGGCTTCCATGCCGAAGTATTCGAGAATTATCTTGATAGCCTCATCGTCGCCGTCCCACGAATACATGGTCTCGTGATTATTCCACTCGTAGAAATAGACCTCTTGCGGGTCGCACTCTTTGGGAATCTGTTTAGCTCTCTCATCGTAGGCGGCGAGATACTTGCCGATACTCTCGTCCGTGCCATACAGACCGCTGATGTGAGGGTGATACTTGATTTGAGCATCAGGAGCGAGAGTGCCGAGGTCGATTAACTTTTGGCGGTTCTCATCGAATTGCTTTTGAGAGAACGCGAAGAATACACCGATTGAATCAGCGTCGGGGTGAATCTCTTTGATAGCCTTGTATCTCTCTATCGTCTGAGGGTTGAGCATGACGATGCTCCCCTCTGTCTCTTCCCAGTCGCGGTAATAGCGAAGCTCCCCGCGACTGGTCTTGATTGTCTTGATTGTCTTGATGTCTGCCATTGTGATTGAGAATTAGTACAGGTCATTCTCTCCGTATTCGGTGAAGTTGAGAACATCTTCGCCCTCAAACTGCCTCCAGAAAATCGTGTAGAAGCCGATGCCGAATGAATGATGTTTGAGTTTCTCTTCGGCTTCCTCTTTCGTGATTCTCTCTTGCCCCGCGCCGCGATATGCGAGACCGTATGTGAATGTGCAGGGCTTGCCCTCGGCTACCCACTGGCGGGCAGCTTCCATTGTTTCGGGATATTTCTTACTCATGGTTCTTGTTATTTGATGGTTCTACTTTTTTGATTGAATAGCTCTCGACATCGGGTTCATTCAGCCCGAAGAAGTCGATAAGGAAAGAGCGGGAGACCTCGTTGGGAGAAGAGTATGAGGGGTGCAGAATATGACCGTTGCGCTCCTTGACTGTGATTTCGTAGGTGAACATGATTACTTCTCTGAACTAAGTTTAGTAATAGCCTCTTCGAGAGAGGTAGATGTTTGGAGAGCCGAGATGAGTTCGTAGGCATTGACCTCCCGAATCGGCTTATTCATTTGGTCTGCGGTCGAGAAGAGCAGCAGCATCGAATCCACCACCTTTTTCAGACTGCGAAGAGACTTTGTTTCGCCGCTCACATTCTTTGCCGTGGCTGTGGCCTTACCCTTGCTCTTCGCGTCGGCAATAGCGGTCTCTACGGCTTCTATCTGTGCCGCTTCATCTTCCTTGTTGGTGCCGACTATCTGACGGACTGCCCCTGTGCTGATTTCGCCGTTCTCGATTTTCTCCTGAATTTCGGGAGCGAGTTCAAGCAGGGAAAGACAGCGACCTACGAATGTTGCAGACTTGCCGAATTTAGCGGCAATCTCCGACTGCGAGTAACCGAATTTATCTCGGAATCTCTGGAACATCAGAGCTTGCTCATACTCGGTAAAGTTCTTGCCCTCATTGCGCATCATCTGTTCGATGAGCAGGTCTTCCTCTTTGGTGTTGCGAGGGAGAAAGATTGCTTTGATGCGGGCTATCTCTGCGCCCTCCTCGATTGCGGCGAGGGTAGCCCTTACTCGCCTCTCTCCGTCCACGAGGCGGTATTTCTCGTTGCCGTCCTCATCCTTGAACGGCACGACAGTTATAGGATTGAGAACGCCTTGGAGCTTGATTTGCTCTTTGAGTTCATCGAGAGCAAATTCCTTGCGAACATTGAAGTTCTCGACTATTACGACATTGCGAGGGTCTATGGTGTAGATGTCAGTTCTTTTGGTGCTATTAAGTTCGCTCATATTCTTGCGTATTTTCGCGATTGAAACGCGAGGTTGATAATTTCTATTGATTTGAGGTTGGAGCGCGGGAGAGCCGCGTTTCCCGCGCTCCTATGAGGTATTTAGAGGTTGAATTGCTCGTCGAGGAAAGATACCATTGCGCGGTTCTGCGGGAGAAGAGCAGGAATATCCATGCTCGTTGCCTTATAGAGGTCAGTCGCGCCGTTGTAGAGGTCCCACGCGGATATGCGCTGGTTATTGTGGTAGCGTAGCATCATATCCTCCGTGAAGCGAGAGATTTGTGCCTGATTCAGAGGATAGGTTCTGGTCTCTTTGATTTCCGTGATGTGAGTGTCGCACTTTACGCGGATTGCAGTCAGCAGACCGATGAGGCGGAACATCGTATCGGCATTGACCTCAATCTCTTTCATGCGCTCGATTTTCTCACGCTCCGTGATGATGATGTGGCGGGCATCGAGGAGCCAAGATTTCACCGCGTCGAGTACCTGCGGAATCGAGATTTGTTCCTCTTGTGAGCGTCTGCCGTTCCCGCGCTCTCCGTAGGTGGCGATATACTGCGTGGGAGAGAGAAGGCACTGGTTGTGGCAAATCTTTACCATATTGCCGAAGCCTACCTGTATTCCTTTCTGATGAAAGGCAACGGCGAGGTTTGTAGTATTCTCCTCATCGTCGAAGTCGGTAAGGCGAATGTTGGCGAACACGCGACGGAGGAGGTGGGCTTCCACGGCTCTTTCGCCGTAGCGGGCTTCGATTTCGGGAATGATTACCACACCCGGAGTCTGACGCTCTTTGTTCTGCGCGGCGAAGAGGTCGTAAACCTCAACGTTGTACTGCGCCTCGTTGCAGAGCTTGATTATCTCGTTGATGAGGGCGAAGTGGTAGATTCCACGGAGAGGGTTGCCGTAGACATCTTTTTCGAGCTGTGTGCGCTCCAGTTGGTCGAGGGTGAGGGTCTGCACCTTTGCGGTGTCAAACGAGAGGAATTTGTTCTCTAATGTTGTGTCCATATCGATTATTTATTTGATGATTACTGATTCAGATTTAGAAGAGGCCGAAGAATACTCTCTTTATAGCCTTTTTGATTGTCGCGGGAGCGGAGATGTACCCGCCGAGGGAGAGTGCTTTGGTCTCACCGTTGAGAGAGATTGCGAAAGTCCCTCTCTTGATGAAGTCGGAGAATACTTGAAACTCCTGACCGTTGACAGTGATTGTCTTGCTTGCTGATTTCATTACTCTTTCGTTTTTGAATTTCTTATGCTGCAAAATTATAGACAATACCGAGTATAGGGACTAATTTTTTGGGTAAAAAGTCTTACAGAAGTGGTAATAAATCTTACTGACATTCAGGATATTGTGGTAATCACAGCTTTAAGAGATTCAGGGGCGGCGCGATGACCGCCCCGATTGATGATTAGTCTTTGAATGTTTCTGCAAGGAAGTTCTTATCGGCTTCCGTGAGTTCCATGCCCGCGCCGCATTTAAGGCCGATGATTGCAGCGTGTCCGAGTATCTCGATAGCCTGTGCGTCGAGGTCTGCGTTGAGAAGAGCGAGGGCGAGTTTGATTTTCTCGGAAGAGAGGCGGTCGCGCTCGGCTTCAAGTCCTTTGATACGCGCGTCGGCTTCTTCCAGTTCTGCGACACGGAGTTCTTTAATTTCTCTCTCGCGGTCGAGGTCGACTTCAAGAGCTTCAATCTTTTTATCGAGGCG